CCACGACCGATTCGGAAACGGTCAAGCGCGTTCAAGTTTACGTCTGGCCGACCATCATCGGCTTCAAGTCGGCGGTCTATACCAATGCCGACCTGGGCGCAACAGTCTACATGAGCGACTCGTCAGTTCTGAGCGCAACCGCCGCCGACAACCCGCAGATTGGCAAGTTGCACCGGGTTGAAGACGGGTACGCATTCGTTCAACTCATCACTCCGCAGGTCTGCACCGGCGCATAAAGGAGATAGCACATGGCAACAGGTGGATCACTTCCCAAGCACTTAGAGGTCGCGGCCCGAACTGGCGTCCTCGGCTCTCCCGCGCGCGATGACATGCCCTACCTTCGGGTGGCCGACGAGATTGACCTGACGGCGAAAAGCACGACACTGGTTGACCTGGGCGGAATGCCCGCGCCGAGCCGCAATGCCAAGCAGGTTGACACCCTGATTGAAAAGAGCAAGACCGTCACGCCCGAGGACTGGTATCTGACCTTGCATATCTCGCAGAATGCAATTGACGATGACCAGACCGGAACGCTGGAGCGCAACTTTCAAAATCTCACCCCAGCTTTCCAGCGTCACATTGATGCCCGCGTGTTCACCTTACTCGACGCCGCTGACGGCACGACCTACGGCACTGGCGTTGACGGTCTGGCGCTGTTCTCCGGTTCGCACATCTACACCGGCGCGGCCTATCAGACGGTACAGGATAACGTGAGCGCCTTATCGCTATCGGTGGCTGGCCTGGCGAATTTCAACACGGTTTGGACAGCGGCCAGCCAGCATCGGGACGACCAGGGCAACTACTACGGCTATGTGTTCAACTTGCTCGTAGTCAATCCGGTACTCAACGTTGATGCCGCCAACATCACCGGCAACCCGCAGGACTACTCGACTGGCAACCGGGCCAACAACCCCTACAGCGGCAAAATTGATTACATCGTCAAGCCACAGATGAACACGACTGCCTGGGTCATCGTTGCGTCAAGCGAGCAAACCAAACCGATGTTCGTCGCCATTCGCAAGCGGCCCGCGCTCAATGATATGTGGTTCAACGCTCAAGACGGTGACGGCGGCATGTGGTACTTCCAATATCATGGCCGCTACGTCGTGGACTATGGCGACTGGGCCTTGATTGCGATGGGCAACACCTAAGGAGCGGCCATGACAGACTTCAATGATCTCATGAGTGACGGCGTGCCAGTTGGCGGCCCGATGAGAACCGGTTCGACGTTCTTCGTTCACAACGGGACTGGTGTTGACAACACGGATCACGGCAAGAAAATTTCGCCGTTTGCGACGATTGATTACGCGATTGGCCGATGCACCGCCGACAAGGGCGATGTGATCTACGTCATGGAAGGCCACAACGAGGGCCTGGGCAACGCCCAGATTACCGTTGACATTGCGGGCATCTCTATCATCGGCTTGGGGCGCGGCTCGAATGCGCCGCGCATTGATTTCGACAATGCCGCCGCGAGTATTGACATCAGCGCCAACGGCTGCACCCTCCGAAATCTGCGCCTGCTTCCGAGCGTGACCATCGTCACCATCGCTATTGACGTGATGGCCGGAGTCACGGACACCTTGATAGATGGCATCGAAACCCTGCCCGGCGAAGATGGGGCAGGCGTAGACGAATTCGTGAATACGATTGACATCAAAGCCGGATGCTCTCGGACGATTGTCCAGAGCTGCATATTCACTCAGCATGCTTCGGCGGCTGGCGTGGTTGCCTGCGTAAAACTGACCGGGGCCAGCGATCAGGTCATCATTCGAGATTGCGTGATGTGGACGGCGGGCGCGGCGTTAGTCGCTCCCATCAACGGCGACACCACGCTTTCGACTCGCTTGCTGATTGAGCGGTGTGTGTTGACCACTGATGCCGAGCCTGGCATCGAACTTCTGACTCTTACGACCGGGGTCATCCGCGATTGCGATGTGTTCGCTGATCTGGCTACAATTGACGCCGGGATTGTGGCGGATGCATGTGCCATGTTCGAATGCCGTTACGTGGAAGTCGGCGGCGAGGCCAGCGCCACAGGCTATATCGGTGTGCCTTCGGTTGACGATTAGTGGCGGGCGCAATTCCGCACGACAGGATTACGATTGCAGAGCGCGGCTACAGAGAGAGTGTGCTGGGCCGCGTTCTGCAACTCAAAATCTTTGCCGATGGTTATCGTTCGCTCTCGTGGTATGAGGTTTGGGAAGCGTTCGCCAAGAATTATCCGGGTCGGTGGGCGGTACAGGTGTTCCCGCCAGCAGACAGGCTCATAGACGGCAAGAGCGTTTACCATCTATTCGTGTGCGAGAGTGAACCAACCGGATTGGATTTGAAGTGAGCGGCTGTGCGGCGCAAGTCGCCAGCCGCTTTTTATTTGAGATTACATCATGGCAATCGGCGCTAACAGCTACGGAACGGTGATAGGAGTCGCGGCCTTCGTCCCCAATTATTCGGCTGGCGGGAATTTCAACGCCGCCACGCGCCCGACCCTGACCCAGGTTGAAAGCTGGATTGATTCGGTCAGCGGCATTCTCAATTCCATTCTGGCCGAAGCCGGATTTACGATCCCGGTGACGGATGATGACGTGAAAGATGCGCTTGATTTCTTCATCAATCAGGAAGTGGCGTCCGTTTGCGAGGGCGTCAACGGGTCGGGCCGGTTCGGGCCAACCTCGAAGCAGGTGGGCAAGCAGGGACGATTTGCACTCATGCTTGAGGATGTGAAAGCGTTTGTCGAGGGCAATCAGGCTGGCTTTGAGCGATTGGGTGCAGAGCGGTCGTATGATGCCACTTCGAGCATTGCCTTCCGCGATAGCGACGAAAGCGGTGAGGCCGTTGTACCATTGTTCGAGCGCAAGGCGTTTGGCGATGCCGCGCGAGAGTGGGATAGTTGAGATGCCGTCAGGATTTACATTCGAGTTGAAGCCATCATTCCGCGATTTGCGCGGGCGGTTTGCGGTTGCCAATGAAGATTTGCTAGAAGGCCGCCGCGAACTTTTGCGTGTTGAAGCGCAGCGCTACGTTGAGTTAGCAGGCGAGGAAGCGCCTGGCGGAGCAGGTCACACAGTTGCCAACCAGATTGGTTATGAGACGTTCAATGAGGGGGACGTGTTGGGCTTCCGAACACGACTCGGCCAGATTGCATCGTGGCAATCCATCGGCACGGGATTGTACGGGCCGCTGGGTCAGGTCATCCGCCCGAGGACGGCACGGGCGCTTCACTTTTTCATTGATGGTGAGGAATTTTTCCGGGCCTGGGTGCGCGGCGTGAGGCCGAACGCCTACCTGGGCCGGGCCTATCGGCGCTGGTTTGCAGGCGCAGGCGAGAACCTGCGTAAGATTGCGCTTCGTTATTCGCGGACGCTGGCGAGCGGGACGAAGGGCGGGACGTTATGAGCGAGGCCGCAATTCAATCAGGAATTCAAACCTGGTTGCAGGCGATGTCCGAATTCGCATACGCCGACATCGTTATCAACGATTGGTCGGTGCTGGACGGCGAGATGAACAACGCGCCCTATGTCATCATTTCCAATGCCGACATTTTCCGGGCTAATCTAAACACGACAGCCAGCAAGGGCGGGACGTGGGACGAGGTGGTGACGCTCTGTGAGTGGTTCACCGACTGGCCGACGACGCTCAATAACTTCAGGACGCGGCGGCAGGCGATCATTGACGCGGCGCGGCTGACGAATTCGGGAAGCGCGGGCGGCATTGCCGGGACGATGATAATTGACATCAGAAGCGAAGGCGGCATCATTCCTTACAACCCAATCTACAACCGCGATGGCTACAGCGCCGAAGTTCTGCCGCGCTATCTTATTCAACACATGATTTTCACCTGCGAGGAATTCTAAATGGCTGTCGGAAAAAACAAACTCGTGCGTTGGACGCGCTTGTACTTTGGCGGCTACGATTTGAGCGGCGACCAGCGCATGTTCGGCTCTCTCGAAAATAGTTTTGACCCGACCGACATGACCGGCGAGAAAGACGCAGTTGAAAATTTCCTTTCAAACAAGCGGCGCAAAGTTGGGATAAAAGGGTATCAGGCGTTGCTCAATGACGCGGCGGCAGGGGCATACACCATTTTGAAGAACGCGCCACAGACGGGCATCGTGTCAGTCTATCTCGGCGGCGGTGATGTGCCAGCGGTCGGCGACATGGCCTACATCCTGCCCGCCGTTCAACTAGCCGATACGACTGAATTTAGCGCGAGCGTCGGTGCGCTCTCGACCGACTTCGAGATGAACGCGGCTCAGATGTCGTCACTCGTGGACACGCCAATATCCCGCGTGCTCATGCCTAAAACGGCGCTCACGATTACGACGACCGGCACGAGCGTTGATGACCTGGCGGGTACGACCCTCGGAGGCCGCGCCAATCTGCATGTATTCGTTTCCAGTGGCGGGACGTGGGCCTTCACGTTGGAGCATTCGACCAATGATAGCACCTGGGCGACGCTGGCAACGTTCACCGCAGACGGCAGTAGCGTAACTGCCGAACACAAGACCGTGAGCGGCACGGTCAACCGGTACGTCAGATTATTGGCAACGCGCACCAGCGGCACGTGTACTGTTGCCTGCGCGTTTGCGCGAAACTAAGAAGGAGGCATCATGGCAGCAAAAGACAAACTTTCAAGAGGTGTCAGAATTTGGGTGGATGACGCGGCTATCGGCACAGCCCGAGACCTGAGTGGTGATCTTGTCCCCGATTCGCTAACGGGTCTGGGCTTCAATGCCGACCTGATTGATATGACCGGCGAATCAGAGGCAGTCGAGAATGGCATGGGCGGGCGCAAGAAAAATAACATCAAGTGCAAATTCCATGCCAATGATACGGCCTCGACCGGGGCCTCGACTGTCTTACATGGGATTGAGGGCCTCTCCTCAATCACGCTAACCGTCCAGATTGGTTCAGCGGGCGCGGCTCCGGTGGCCGGCGATCTCGAATGGGAGGGCGAGTATACCTGTCTCTCCGCTACACTGAGTCAGGACGGCGGGCGGCTGACTCACGATTGCGAGTTTGCGCCTTATGGCGCGACTGCTCCAGCCTGGGGAACAATGTCATGATGAGGAACGAATAAGAATGAGCCGCCGAATTCAATGCGCTTTGCCGGGCTACGAGACCGCCTGGGTTGACCTGCCGGACGAGTGGCTCGGCGCACATTTGGCCCGGCGTGATGAGGCGGTACGGGCCGCCTCGAAATATGCTGATGGCAAAATCACTATCGCCGCGATCTCGCTCTGCATCGTGGACGATTGGGGCGGCATTCCGGGACTGGAGGGCCGCGACCCGGCGCGGTGGGATTTCCTCAAACTGCCAATTGTGCTAATCGTCTGGCTGGAGTCGGTGGTGTTCGATGATTTCGCAAAGGCATTCACCGTCCCAAAAGCATCCTCGGCGCTGTCGCCGCGTGGATTGAGGGGACTGCTGATGACGATACGGAGTCGGATCACGGCTGGCAGTTCGGCGACGAACAGGTAGAAGCCGCGCCCTCGGCGGCAATTTTTTCTATGTGGTACGAGAATCGGCGGACGGGCATCTGGCCGCGCGCGGGAGGCTGGCTTGACCAGCCTCTTTCTCTGCTGGTACAAATGAAAGCAATCGAGCTTGTGGTGGACACGAAAAATTATCTGATGAGCAAAGAATCGAACTGGGGAAAGCTCACAAAACTCCAGGCGGATTTGATTCGCTGGTTGGGGCAGACCGATGGCTGACGAACTACAGACCGACCTCATTGTCCGGGCGATTGCCGAGGGCTTCGATAAACTCTCCGATGCAATAGATGAGCCGGGCAAAGCCGCTGATTGGACGGCTAAAAAAATAAGCGGCCTGGATAAGGCCATGAAGACCGCGAACAAAGCCGTCAACGGAATGAAAACGGCGATGGGCGGGGCGAAAATTGCGCTGGCTATCGTGGAGCAGGCGTTCACCTTCGCGGCGGCGGAGGCCGAAAAGCTGGGGCGGGTGGACGTGGTAACAAACATTGGCGATGCCAAAAACTCTCTCTCCGGCCTGGCTGATGTCCTCGTGCAAATCCCCGTTGGGGGCCGTGACTTCCTGCAATGGATGGGAGACGGCGCGGCAGGTCTTGCCAATTTTGCGCGGCTGGTTGGGGCGCTCGGCATTCAAGCGCAGTTGACGTTCGGCATCATTGACCAGGAGACGGCCACTCAACAAATCAATGCCCTGGTGACGGATGAGGCGGCGGCATCAGCTGAGGAACTCACGGAGGCGAAAGATGCGGCGACGGCGGCTTCCGAGACGCAGGCCAAAGCGGAGAAGCGGCTTCAAGACGTAATGAAAAACACGACAGGCTACAAGGCATCACAGAAAGCGGCGGGCGAGGCCGAGAAATCTTTGTTTGATTTGCGTTCAGAGATTCAACGACTCCAGGCGGCGCAGGGTAAGGCCGCATTCAGCGAGCGCGATTTGGCCGAGATGAAATTGGACGTAGAGAGCGCAACAATCGATGAATTGGAAGCGGCGCGGCAATTATGGAATGCTCAACAGGACGTGACCAGAGCGCAGGAGGAAGGCCGGGGCGTCACCGAGGAAATGACCTGGGCGACTGAGAACGCGCGCATCGCCTACGAGCGCAGCCGATTCGCCTCAGAGGATGCGCGCGTCGCCCTCGAATCTGCCCGAAATGCGACGGTAGACAATTCGGCGGCTATCGCCGAACTCAATGACCGCCTGAGAGAGGAAACGGCAGGATTTTACGAGGCCAAACAAGCGGCGCTGGATTATGCCGAGGCGTTGGGGCGGGTCAATGATGTCAGGCGCCTCCGGCAGGAATTGGGGCTTCCGTCGTTTGCCGATGGCAGATTGGGAGGTCGTCAGCACGGCGGTTCATTCGCAGCCGGTGGCGCGTATTTCATCAACGAGTCGCGGGCGACCGCGCCAGAGACGGTCATTACCCAACCGGGTGGCGGCGGAACAGTCCTCACCCGCCAGCAAATGGAAGGGCTGATGGGTGGGCGCGGCGGCAGCAATCTTTCTATCGGCAGCGTGAATCTCAACAATGGCATGGACTTGGCGGAATTCAAAGCTATGCTCAGACAAGCTGTGCTGGATTAGTCATGGCTGCCATACTCAACATCACCGATGGTACGACGACCGTCAATTTACTAAGTGCGAAAGTGGATTATCAGCTTCGCGCCGAGGGCTATTCGCAGTCCGACCCGGAACCGAATCAGATTCGGCGGCGGAGTCAATTCGGCGAAGGCGAATCAGTAATTCTGTCCAACCCCAACAACGTTATCGAGACATTTACCATCGCAGTCTACGGCGCGTCGCACGATGCCATTGCCACCAACCTGCAAAAATTGGCAACTCTGCAACGCCAGGCGAAGGAATTCGAGACAACACGTTGGCAAACCGCTGTCGTTTACATGACCGCCAAAACCGAAAATGAAACGAATACCCGTTATGCCCGCGTGATTCAAATTCGGGTTACAGGTCTATCGCCGCTGTTCAGCTCGATTTTCAATTCACAAAATGCGCTCAGTCAAGCGACTATTCTGGTCGAGCGCGTACCGTATTGGGAAGGTGTTATTCCTCGTTCGGCATTGCCAACAGCGCTCACCATTGGCGCGCCGCAAGCGCCAGGGACGCAGGCCGATGCGACGGAGCAGTTCATCGCCAATTATCGGGATATTGTTGGCGAGGTGATATACATCTTTAATTACGACGATAGCGCGGGTACGTTTTCGGCCAACCTTGCTTCTTCTTCATCATTCAGTTATTTTCCAGCCGTGCCTGCCCTCAATGATATTGTCTATTTTGGTGCAACTATTCCGTGGCATCATCTCGTTTTGAATATCGGCTCGGTTGGCAGCTTTGTTTTCACAGTGACCTGGGAATGGTGGAATGGTTCGGCCTGGGTCAGTACGGCCGGCGGTATTCAAACGAATACGCTAACTTTTACAACTAGCAGTCTCACTGGCGCTAATTTGATTGTGATAGATACCCCG